GTGCGTAACGGTCAACTATGTTTAATTGTTGATAACAAAGCAAAGAGCAATGGTAGCACAGTAGACGGTAAATTAAAAATCAAAGACTGGTCAGCTACAAGCACAAACAGCTTGTTTGTTCAAGCTGGTATTCTTGCTGCTAGTGATTGGGTACTAGGATATACAGAAACAGTATATGCTCCTGCTATTTCTTTTGGTAACTATGCTGCCGTTCCAACGTGGAACAGTAATTATACTACAGCACAACCCAATGGCGCCGTATGGTTTAAACAAGGTGCATTAGGTGGTGGATCAAACTTTGTATTCAAGAAATACAATGCCACAACAGGCACTTGGACTACACAAGCCGCTACACTTGCTACCAGCGAAGAAGCTGCTATTAATTCAATGGATATTGGCGGTGGTTCAAATATTGGTGTTGGTGCATTATATGTAGATGAAGATCCTAATACATACGGTTCCCTAGACGGTGCAGGACAATTAGCTGACAACCTAGGTGTAGCTGGATTTACACCTTATGTAAGACGTGTTGCCGGTGCAACTGTTGTTACTGGAAGCACACCAGCATTTGCCAGCAATACAGGAACATTCAGTATGTATGTAACAGAACCTGGACTTAGTGCTTATACTGGTTATACAATAACTCAAAGTGCGGCAACTGCTGCAGGATTTGTAAATGCTGTATTGGCCGCAGGCGACACTAACATTAACGCAGTGGTAAACAGCAATGGTACAATTACATTAACACACCTAGCCGGTGGTACAATTTTATTACAAAAGAATACCGGACAGCCAAACTTACCATATCTAGCTGGATTTGTCGGCACAGTATCTGGTGTAAGAAGTATTGGTGGAACAGACAGCACAAACGTAGCTCGTATGTTGACTGGATTTAATTCATTGACTTATACTTACAGCGTAAATCAACCAGCCGCAGATCCTGCAGATGGTACATTATGGTATTACAGTGATGCCACAGTGGTTGATGTTATGATCAACACTGGAACAGCCTGGAAAGGTTACCATAATGTAACACTTGATGCACGTGGTTATAATTTATCACAGACCGACGCCAATGGTGTTATAGTTGCTGCGGCAACTCCGACTACACAAAGCGATGGATATACTACACTAAAAGCCGGCGATCTATGGTTAGACTCTAGCGATTTAGAAAACTGGCCTAAGATGAATCGTTATAACGGTAGTACTTGGGTTGCTATTGACAAAACAGACCAAATCAGCGTTAACGGTATATTATTTGCCGATGCACGTTGGGATGGCGCAGTAACTAACGGTATCAGCGATGGTGGTACAACTGATCCAGCAACTGGAACAGAAGACACAGTGGCTAGTTTATTAACCAGCGACTACACTGACTTTGACGCACCAAATCCTGTACTATATCCACGTGGTATGTTGTTGTTAAACACACGTCGTTCGGGTTATAACGTCAAGCGTTATGTATCTGATTATTTTAATACAACTGCATTTGCATTTGATTCTTACAGTGCATCAACTACTTACGCATCTGGTGCTAAAGTGTTATACGGTACCACAGTTTATGTAGCTATTCAAAGCACCACCGGCCACATACCAACTAACACAACTTATTGGTCAACATTGCAGACTGGTTCCTGGGTAACTTCTAGTGGACTACGCACCGATGGTAGTCCATACGCCGGACATTATGCACAGCGTCAAATGGTTGTTGCAGCAATGAACTCAGCTATAGAAAGCAACACACAGATACTTGAAGATCAATTCTACTTTAGTTTAATTTGTGCCCCAGGTTATCCAGAATTAATTGATAACATGGTTGCACTAAACAATAATCGTGCTAACACAGCATTTATCATCGGTGATACACCAATGAACCTAAGCACTAATGTTGTAGATATTATAAACTGGAGCACTGATGCCAATGGCACTGGTCTAACTACAAATGATCCATACTTGGCAGTATACTATCCAAGTGGTTTAACTACAGATTTGTCAGGTAGTACTATTATGGTTCCACCGAGTCATATGGCCCTACGCACATTCCTACACAACGATGATTTAGCTTATCCATGGTTTGCACCAGCTGGCTTGCGTCGCGGACTAGTTGACAATGCAAGTGACTTGGGTTATATCAACTATACCACAGGTGAGTTTGTTAGAACAGGCGTAAACCAAGGTCTACGTGATGCTTTGTACAACACAAACATTAATCCGATTACAATTCTACCAGGCACTGGTATTGTTGTTTGGGGACAAAAAACACGTGATCCAATCACAGAAGATATGAGTCGTGTAAACGTAAGTCGACTGGTAAACTATGTTCGTACATTATTATCCAAGGCTACATACGGATTCTTGTTTGAACCAAACGATCAAATTACAAGATCACAAGCTGCAGCAGTAGTATCAAGTGCGTTGAACGATTTAGTCAGCAAGCGCGGTGTATACGACTATGTGGTAGTTTGCGACACAACCAATAACACCACACAAACTATACAAAATAATCAATTGTATATTGATGTGGCAATTGCACCAACAATAGCTGTTGAATTTATCTATATCCCAATTAGATTGGTTAATCCAAGTACTGGAGCAGCCGGCGCTTAATTAACAATGACAAATAGATAAATAATAATAACAGGAGATACATATATGGCATTCGCATCAGCAAGTAATTTTACAGTACCTGGAGTTGGCTCGACCAACCAGGGACTGTTAATGCCCAAATTAAAATTCCGTTTTAACGCGATATTTTCAAACTTTGGTGTAAGCACAGGTTTATTAACAAACTTAAGTCAACAGGTCATGGACATCAAGCGTCCTAGCGTGAACTTTAATCCAATTACCATTGATGTTTATAACAGCAAAGTATATCTAGCTGGTAAACCAGAATGGCAAGAGATTACTGTACAAGTACGTGATGATGCCGGTAATAACTGTGCTAAAATCATCGGTGAGCAGGTACAGAAACAGTTTGACTTTATGGAACAAGCAAGTGCTAGTTCGGGTATTGACTATAAATTTATATTACTTTACAACATCCTAGATGGTGGCAACGGTACAAACAACGGTAGCAATGGTCCAACAGTATTAGAATCGTGGGAATTGGGCGGTTGTATGCTCAGTCAAGTTGACTACGGTGATTTTAACTATGCTAGTAATGAGTTAGCTACAATTACAATGACAGTACGTTACGACAATGCAATCCAAAGCCCAGGTGGTATTGGAGTTGGTACATTAGTTGGTCAAACAATTGGTGCTATTACTGGTTAATCCAAGAGAAACAAAAACAACAAGCCCACTTTTACAGTGGGCTTTTTTTACGGATAAATACTTAATATAATCAGGTAAGACGATGGCACAAGATAATTTTCTAAAACAAGTATATCAGGGAACTGGACTAGGCACTTTAGTCAAAGACTATAAACACGCCAGTCGGATATTTGTTGACGGTAATTATAGACTTGCTCCTAAATACGGATTCTTATTCCATATAGCATTTGACATTGATAGAGATTTAACTAGAATGGCTCCCAGCGAAATATTAGAAGCTGGTATGCTGGTTAAAACCATGCAGTTACCTAAATATTCAGTTGAGAATAAAACTTACAATGCTTACAATCGTGTGAACATTGCACAAACTAAAATTAAATACGAACCAGTTACCATTACATTCCACGATGATAGTGCCGATGTAATCAGAGACTTATGGTATGATTGGATGAGTTTCTATTATAGAGACACAGATCAAACTCCAGACAAATATTTACAAAATACCAAATACGATCAAAGAGGATCACAGAGTTGGGGATATACTCCATCTGGTGCGTCCTTACCTACCACCGCTGCTGTAACTAGCACACGACTATTACAACGTGTTAGGATGTACAGTTTACATCAAAAACAATTTACCGAATACGTGCTGATAAATCCACAAATTACCAGTTTCCAACATGGACAGCATCAACAAGGCGAAAATGCCACAATGGAACACAGCATGACATTAAGTTATGAAACTGTGTTGTACAACTATGGTACTATAGTTCCTGGTGCCAATACTAGTTTTGCTGAGCTACATTATGATGGATCGCCGAGTCCATTGGGATTGCCAAGTCTGGCCGGATCTGCAATAGCATCTGCTGCCAACTTGGTTGGTGACCGAGTAGATCATCAATTGCCAGGAAATCGTGTACCTTTTGACACTACC